AAAAGGTGGTTTACCAGCTAAGACGCTTAACATTGCTTTGGCGGGGACTGGTGTTGGTAAATCTCTTTTTATGTGTCATGTGGCTGCTTCGTGCATGGTTCAGGGTAAAAATGTCCTTTACATCACTTTGGAAATGAGTGAAGAAAAGATTGCAGAAAGAATTGATGCCAATCTATTGAATGTAACCATTGATGATTTGATTGAATTACCAAAAGATATGTATGATAAGAAAGTTAATCGTGTTCGTGAAAAGACCACAGGCAAATTAATTATCAAAGAATATCCAACTGCCTCAGCATCTACAATTCATTTTAGGACTTTACTTAATGAGCTTAATCTCAAGAGGTCTTTTGTACCTGATATTATATTCGTTGACTATCTCAATATTTGTTGTTCTGCTCGTATTAAGGCTGGTGCGAATATTAATTCATACACCTACGTTAAAGCAATTGCAGAAGAACTACGAGGCCTTGCTGTTGAGTATAATGTTCCTATTGTATCTGCTACACAAACTACCCGCTCGGGATTTACTTCCAGTGATCCGGGTCTTGAGGATACGAGTGAATCGTTCGGACTTCCCGCCACCGCAGATTTGATGTTTGCTTTGATTTCTTCTGAAGAACTAGAAGAGCTTGGCCAAATCATGGTCAAACAATTGAAGAATCGTTATAATGATCCAACATTCCACAAACGATTTACTCTTGGTGTTGATAGATCCAAAATGAAACTATATGATGTTGAACAGGCTGCACAGATGGGTATCGCTGATGCTGGCCATGATAAACCACTAAACACATTTGGTACAAGAGAAGAAAAACAAAAGAAATCATTTAGTGGATTTAAAGTATGATAATTTCCAGAGAAAATGGTTTGTATTGTGCCAAGGCCTTTCATGATTACTTTAGTAACATTGGAAGTACCGAAGAATACATGCGTGATGAGAAACTAAAGAATGTAGCTGATATGCCATCTTCTTTATTTCCAATTGAAGATGATTTGTTCTCAGATTTCACAATGCACCCAAATGATATGGATATTGAAGTATGTGAAATACCAAATGATGTTTGGGAGCCATTACTTGCCATTACCAGTTCACACATTAATAAAGCACCAGTTGGTAAGAATATACAATTGGCAGTCAGAGAGAAGAACTCAGGAAAGATTCTAGGATTCATTCGTTTAGGTTCACCAGTCATCTATATGAAACCTCGCAATGACTACCTAGGACAAGTTTGGATTCAAAATGAAGATACTGCCAAGCGGTTTAATACGGCTTGTGTTATGGGTTTTGTAATTGTACCATCTCAACCATTTGGTTTTAATTACCTAGGTGGTAAACTTCTATCTGCTATTTGTACCAGTCATACAGTAAGAGAAATCTGTAATAAAAAATATGATATGAATATCTGCTTATTTGAAACTACCAGTTTATATGGCAGCACTAAGTCAGTATCACAATATGATGGTATGAAACCTTACATTCGTTTTAAAGGTCTAACAGAATCGGACATTGTACCGATGATGCACGGCCAAAGATATACAGATTTGAAAAACTATGTGGAGAATATTACTGGAGATTTGTTGGGTGGAGATACTTCAACGACAAGTAGAAAACTCAGAACATTCACGAAGATTATTGCTCTGACCAAAGCAGCATTAAAAGGAACAACCGAAGGTGATGATTTCAATATAACAATTGAGAACGCTAAAAAGTTGACAGAAAAGAAACGATATTATATTTCTGATTATGGATTTAAGAATACAGTAGATTACATGAATTGTAAAACCGATAAACTTTTACCTGGTGAAAATTATGACAAACATGAACTGAGTAGTGTAATTGATTGGTGGCGGACCAAAGCTATAAATAGATACGAAACCCTTAAATCTGAGGGTCGATTGAGGACAGAATTAGAAATCTGGACTTCAGGTAAATATATTCAAATTATACGATAAAATGGCAAGCTCAACAGATTTAGCTGAATCCTCACAAGCACTCTTTTGTGCTTTGGCTGATTATGTTGGCATTCCTACAATTAATGGAAAATTCAGATTAAACTCCAAAAGTGTTACGATCAACAATGTATTTGATATTGATGATGAAAATAACAACACATATGAGAAATTTTCATTTAATTGGTCCAAGAAATATCCTCGAACATCCATTAAAAGTTTGTTTGAAAAACACGTTGAATCAGGAAAAGTTTCATTTTTAGAAATTGAAAAATTTTTAACTGGTTCTGGTCTTAAAGATAAAGTGGCTCTCGGATGGTTTAAGTCATCTATATTAATTGGTAAATACTTAGTTATTAAAATTAATACGATAAGTTCAAAATTTCGTTATATTCAAGATGAGGGAATATCTGCTACAAAAATATTTTATGCTCACCAAGATAATAAAATTATGGACAATATACAAATTTTATTTTCTGAAGCAAATAAAAATCAAAAAGAATTAAGAGATGGTGTATCAAAAGGTGAATCTCAAGTTCCTTTTGGAAATTTAAATAAATGGAGTCCAGCCGATATTTACCTAGCAACAAAAAAAGCTGAAAAAGATATTGAAACTCTTATTAAAAATAAAAAAGGTTTAACTTTTTTGGGTAAAGATGGTTTAAATAATTTCATAAGTAATTTGATTAAATCTGGCCAATTGTTACCATTATCTTTGAAAAAAACCACAAAAACAGTTAAATTAGAAAAAGTTAATTTTGTTAGAGCATCAGAAGAAGCCAAAATAAATAAAGTTTCTTTTGGTGGTCTTAGTAGTTGGCGACCATATGATGATAAAGAACAAAAACCGGCTGCAAGAGATTTAAAAGCATATCTTTCAAAAGATAAATCTGACTATGTATTTTTTAGACACGATCCATCAGGTAACTCTGGAGGAACTTTTAGGGGTGAAGTACAAATTAAAGGAGCTGAAGCCAAAGCTGGTGGACTAGGTACAGGACAAATTGAAAGTATATTAAATCTCTGTGATCCGAAAAGAGGAAGATTTGGCACTCTATTTAAAAGTAAATTGGACAAAGCAACTACTAATTTTCAAAAACAAAAGAAACCAATTAGAGAAAAATATGAAAAAGATGGTGCACCAAAAAATGGACCTATAAGAGATGAATATGATAAGAAAGTTGGCAAACTTAGTGCCGAACTAGTCACAAATGTTGTTATGCCATATTTAATTAAATTTCTTTCAAATGAAGAGCGTGCTGCATCTTTTACAAGATGGGTATATGCATATGCAACATCTCGTCAAAAAAATTCTTCTAAATTTGTTATAGCAAAAGGTGCATAAAATATGGGATTAGTAGACTTTGACCGAGTAATGAAAGAATATGCCAACGTTGAAGATGACTTTGGTTTCTCTGCTGTATCGGAAGCAGAATATAATGCTGTCGTTAATAAGACAGCCGAAACAGCAGATGATTATAAAACTCGTTTAGCTGAAGTAGAAAAAATGATTATTCCTTTTCTTCAGAAGTTACATTCTACTGGAGAGAAAGAATATATATATTGGCCAAATCGTAAACCGATTATAGAGAAACAAATAGAGAGAATATTAAAACTAACACGAGATTAAATTATGTCTGCTACTGTGATTATACCAACCACTGGATCACCAGAGGTCAAAACTGCCGTTGAATCTGTTTTAAACCAAAGTCATCCTACTGAATGTTATGTTGTCATTGATGGTGACGAAAATATGGACAAAACACTAGAGGTGTTGGGTTCAACTATTGATGATATACGAGTTCACATTTGTTCTTTACCAATCAATGTCGGTGCCAATGGATTTTATGGCCATCGTGTCTATGCTGCTTTCACTCACCTAGTTAATACGGAATATGTTGCCTATCTTGACCAAGATAATTGGTTATATCGGTCGCATGTAGAAAACTGTATCAAAACAATTAATACAAGAAGTTTAGAATGGTGTTATTCTTTACGCCAAGTGTATAACAAACAAGGTAAGTTTGTTTGCTTTGATGACTGTGAATCGTTAGGTATTTGGCCAACATATCACGGAGTTCATCACATAGATACTAATTGTTACTTCATTAAAACAGAAGTAGCAAATAAAATTGCAAGTGTTTGGCATGGCGGTTGGGGACAAGATAGAGTGTTTCTACAAGCAATCACACAACACTTTCCTAAATTTTACTGCACAGGTGAATATACAACCTGTTATAGAGTAGATGGTGGTAAAGGTTCTGTCAATGCAGAATTCTTTGAAAATGGTAATAAAATAATGAATGAAAAATATAATGGGAGTTATCCATGGCGTCAAAAAGCTTAATAATCGGTGCATTTACAAATTACAACTATAATCAACTAAAGCCGTGGGTTGAATCAATTGATGAATGTGGTTTTACTGGCGACAAAGCCATGGTTGTTGGTAATGCTTCACAAGAAACAATTGGTGAATTAATCAAACGAGATTTTATCATCATTAAGATGCATGATATTAAAGCACCAGTTCATGTGGCTCGTTTTCTCTCAATCTATGATTTTCTCAAAAATACTTGGCAGAATTATAATCATGTGGTCACCACAGATGTCAAAGATGTTTATTTTCAAACCAATCCAATTAAGTGGTTGGAATTAAATCTCAAAGGTAAAAAACTTGTTGCTGGTTCTGAAGGTATGAGATACAAAGATGAACCATGGGGTAACGAGAATCTTATGCAAGCTTATGGACCTTATGTTCATGAGCAGTTCAAAGACAATGAGATATACAATGTAGGAACAATCGGTGGTGTATCTGAATATGTAAAAGATATGGTGTTCAACATTCTATTCAATGCAATCAACCGACCCATTCCTATTTGTGACCAAGCGGTCTATAATGTTCTGATTCAAACACAACCATTTAAAGGTGTAACATATTTTGCCAAACAATTAGATGGTTGGGCTTGTCAGGCTGGTACAACAGTTGACCCATCAAAGATTGCACAGTTCAGACCACATTTACTAGAATCTGAACCAAAATTTGAAGATGGTATTGTTAAAACATCGTTAGGCAAAACATTTGCCATTGTGCATCAATATGACCGAGTACCAGAGTGGAAAGAATTTATTAAACAAAAATATCAACAAGAAGAATTAATTACTTTTAGGACAGAATAATGGACTTTGAAAAAGAATATCTAAATGCCTGTGAAAGAGATACAGACATACACGAACATTTACCAATTATCTCCGAATTAACATCACAATGCAATCATGTGACTGAACTAGGAGTTGGTTGGGCTCAAAGCACTCGTGCTTTTTTGCGCCATGATGTTGAGATACATAGTTATGAGTTTATGCCGCAACCAGGTATTCGTGAGTTTTTTGATGAAGCAAAAAATGCTGGTCGTAATGTCACACTTCATGTTGATGATACCCGTAAAGTGAACATTGCAGAAACCGATTTGATGTTGGTGGATAGTCTACATATCTATGAGCAGGTACAAAAAGAATTAGAATTACACGCAGGCAAAGTTCGTAAATATCTTTTATTTCATGACACTACATTGTTTGCTGATCGTGGTGAATTTGGTGGTAAAGGTATTTGGCCAGCGGTACAAGAATTTATGGACTCACATTCAGAGTGGCAGTTGGTTGAAAGACGAACCAACAATAACGGATTAACTATTTTAAAACGAGTTTAACATGAAAATTTTTATTACGGGAATAGCAGGTTTTCTTGGCAGTCATTTGGCTGACCGAATGTTACAATTAGGTCACGAAGTTGCAGGTAACGACACCTTGATTGGTGGGTATCGTGATAATGTACCTAAGAAAGCAACATTATATGTTGTAGATTGTTGTGATATTGACAAGATGAATTATGTTATGGAAGGTTGTGATGTTGTTATTCATACTGCCGCTACAGCACACGAAGGCCTGTCTGTATTCAGTCCTAGTTTCATTACCAAAAATATCTTTGAGGCTTCTGTTGCGACAATATCTGCTGCCGTTCAAAGCAAAGTAAAACGATTTGTATATTGCACTTCAATGGCACGATATGGTAATCAACCACATCCTTTCACCGAAGATATGACACCACAACCAGTTGACCCATATGGTGTTGCTAAAGTTGCTGGTGAAGATGTATTAAAAATTCTTTGCGAAACTCATGGTATGGAATGGAACATTGCTGTGCCACATAACATTGTTGGTCCTCGTCAGAAGTATGATGACCCATTCCGTAATGTAATGAGCATTATGATTAATCGTAATCTCCGTGGCCTGCCTGCAATCATTTATGGTGATGGTCAACAAACTCGTTGTTTCTCTTATATTGATGATTGTGTTGGATCTTTAGAAAAGATGGCATTAGATCCTAAAGTTGTTAGTCAGATTATTAACATTGGACCTGATGATGGTACAGTAACAATTAAAGATTTGGCCAGACTGATTGCTGATGCAACAGGTTTCACAGGTGAAGCGATTCATATGCCAGATAGACCACGAGAAGTTAAACACGCAGATTGTTCTGCCGACAAGGCTCGTTGGTTATTGAACTATGAAACAAAAACAACATTGCAACAATCTATACAGGAAACAGTTGATTACATTAAAGAAAAAGGTCCTAAACCATTTGACTATGCTTATCCTTTAGAAATTATCACCGATAAAACTCCTAAAACTTGGTCTGAAAGATTAATGTAATGGCTTCTATATCATTTATACACTTGGCGTCTGCTGGTAAAAAAGTATCAACAGAAAAAATTGTAGAGAATATCCGTAAACACCATTTTGATTACTATTTTCTAGGATCGGATTGTGCAGATGATTTATCTGATATTGCTCAAAAATTTAATTGTCATTACAAACACTTTGAATATAAAGTTGGTTATCCAAGTTATAATTTAGAAAAAACATTAATTTGGTTTGAAAGATTTAAATTTGCCTGTGAACAGACCTATACATCTCATATAATGATGGTTGAAGATGATGTTTGGATTAAAAAATCTCCTATTACTGTAAAAGATAATTGGGAGATGGCTGGATGGAATATTAAAGTAGGCAATATTATTCCTGATAACATCATTGATAGTATTACAGAGTTCTCTGGTAAAAGACCTTTGACAAATCAATATGGTTGCGGTGGTGGTTCAATTTTTAAAGTTTCAACCTTTTTAGAAAATTATGACAAAGTGATTGGTTGGTTTAAAGATAATCATGATAAGTTTCAACAACAATATAGTCCACTAGGTTTTATGGATTGTTATATGGTAGTTTATTATATGTTGTGTGGAAAAGATTATAGTGTTAATTCATATTTGACAGATACACATCATCACCAAAAAGGTTTTGATTTTGATAAATTTGTAGAAGATCAACCCGAACATATTGAAATCATCAATAACTATAAAAAATATTATTGGTCTAATGAAAATGAAATTATAACATTTAACACAGAACCGGTATGAATGATATAACAATAGTTACTGCTTTCTTTGATATTGGTCGTGGTGATTGGACGCCAGACAAAGGTTTGCCACATTATTTACATAGAACAACTAAAACTTATCTTGACCGATTTAGTCATATGGCTAAATTAGAAAATCCTATGGTTGTCTATACATCAAAAGAATTTATAAATGACATAAAGTTTATAAGACAAGATAGACCAACCGAAATTCTAACGCTTGATTTTTCTAATAGTTTTGAAAAACTAAGAGAAGAAATTACTAAGGTTCAAAAAGACCTACAGTATCAAGCCAAAATAAATCCCATGCAAGTAAAAAATCCAGAATACTGGAATGCTGACTACGTTCTCGTCAATCTACTTAAATCTTCTTTCGTCACGAAAGCCATGCAAACAAACCTAATAAAAACAGATTTGGTTGCTTGGTTAGATTTTGGTTATTGTCGTGAAGAATCTACTCGTAACGAAGTAAAGAAATGGCAGTATCCTTTTGCCAAAGACAAGATTCATTTCTTTACTCTAAAAGATTGGAAAGAAGGAACATATATTGAAGATGTTATTTTCAATAATGATGTTCATGTTACTGGACCATGTATTGTTGCAGGTAAAGATATGTGGAATATATTAGAACAACTAGTTCACCATAATGTTGGTGAATTACTCAAAAACAATTTAATAGATGATGACCAAACTTTATTGTTGATGTCATACTTACAAAAACCAGAATTGTTTGAACTACATAAAGTTTCTAGTGACGACTGGTTTGTAGCTTTTAAGGATTATAATGAAAATTAAAATTGATTGTACCGCCAACCTAGGTGACTTTGCAAATGCATTACCTGTAATATCAGGTATCTCAAAATATAAAAATGAAAAGATTCATCTTATCATTAGACCAGAAATGCGTAAGTTTAATGGTATAAAAGAGTTTCTAAAATATCAACCAATGATTGAAGATGTGGATTTCTCGGATGATTTATTGACTTTTGGTGACATTATGACTATCAGTTCATGGACACGCATGGACCAAGAAGATTCAAATCGTCCAATTGAGACCTGTCGTTATGAGAATTGGGTAAATGATAATTATAGAATGTTATTTGAAGTTGATGATGATTTTGAAATTCAAGTTTTTCCAATGTTTGTTGATGATTTGACCAATAAAACTCTTATTGGTGATAGATGGTCTACAAAACAAGACCCGAATGTTGATGCAAGGCGTTCCACTAATGTCATTGAGAATGGTACCAACCTCGATAAAGATAAAGTTGTATACATGGACTATACAAAACCATTAATGTATAACTGTAATCTAATTAAACAGAATCCACATACTTTTATTACTACATTCACAGGCATTGGTATTATTGCTGACCTAATGAACAAAGAAACAATTGTTGGTTGGGATGAAGATATGAGAACTTGGGATGGCCATCCTGTTGAGTTTGATTTTAAACGACACTATTATGGTAATCGTAAATCAAAATTGGTTCATGTGAAAGATATTGCAATATGATTATTAATATTGAACCAGGTACATTTGGTACAGTTCGTAATGGTGACATGATTGCTGTCGCTAATGTTCTAGAACACATACGAAAAATCAACAATGATCCAATGATTCAGTTTCATTTGAAACCAGAAAATGTTAGCTCTGACACACATTGTCAAACATTTTATGAGATAATGTTGAAGATGACTAACTATTTTTCAACAGAACCGGGTGAACAATCATTGCCTTGGAGAAAAGTAAATGTTTGGGATTTCAGAGATATATCTGGAGATTTGGTAAAAATACCAAATAACGCACCAATGGAAAAAAAGATTGCTGTCTTTCCATTGTTTGATGCACCATATAATCAATGGCGTAATTGGCCGAATAATGTATACGAACAGATTATTGCCAAATATTCTACCGAAGAATATAAAGACTATGAAAAAGTAATCTGTAAAAAAGGTGAACCTACTGAAAGTTGTCCATTTGAGGATTGGCGGTATTCTACCAATTTTGTTCAGAATTATTACCACATTACCACGGCCGAAGTCTTTGTTGGTGGTGATACAGGTTCTAGCCACTTTGCTTGGGCTCTTGACAGAGGACCTAAAGACCTGATATACTATGGATCCAGCAGAGGATTAGTTCATACTCTACCATTCTATCTACTTCAAGGAAAAGGTCGGATGACCAATTATTGGTTGGATTTTGAAGGTACAAAATGGAATAATTAAGTCACTATGTATCGAAGCCAATCTTTCTAAGATTTGAGCTCAAGAACCAAGAAGTTGTATAAATAAGCGACCGGCAATCAAAGTGTATTGCAAATCTGTAAGGAAATCAATGTATTCGTTTTCTATGTTTCTCAAAGAGGAAGATGAGGGTGGTAAACTCAAGCATATAACTCATGCTGAGGACAGACCTTTACAAAAAGGATCCGAAGGTTTTGGCCACGCTGTTGGTGCATTACAACAAGCACACGAACATATTAAATCTGGTGGCCATAGCACCGCATTGACGATGAAATATGACGGTTCTCCATCTATTGTATTTGGCCATCATCCAGAAACCGGTAAATTCTTTGTGGCATCAAAATCAGCTTTCAATAAAAATCCCAAAATTAATTATACAAATAAAGACATTGAAAAAAATCATGGCCATGCACCAGGTTTAGTTGAAAAATTAAAACACGCACTAGAACACTTGCCTAAAGTGGCACCAAAAAAAGGTGTATATCAAGGTGATGTAATGTTTAGTGGTGAAGATAAAAAAGAAACGAAACACGGAGTTTCATTTACTCCAAATACAATCACCTATTCAGCCAAAGGCCAAGAAGGTGATAGAATTCGTAGGGCCAAATTTGGTGTGGTTGTTCATCAACAATATCATGGCAAAGACATTACCTCAATGAAAGCAGATGCTAGTCCTGATGTTCATAATTTTAAGCAACACGAAGATGTTTGGCACAAATCGGCTGAACATGATGCCTCAAAAATAAACTATTCAGAAAAAGACCAAGAACAATTTAGAAAACATATTGAAGCTGCACAAAAAATACATGATGAAAGAGGTCAACAAATGTACCGTGCCACAGAACCACATCGTGGCGAAGGTGGCCATTTAGAAACATACATTAATCAAACTGTTAGGACTGGTGAAAAACCCACATCTAAAGGCCTACAGAAACATATAAAAGATAAATTTGTTAAGGCTGCATCTAAATTAAAAACACCAGCTGCACAAGCAAGAAAAGAAACAGAAGCCAAATCTCATGTGCAACACATTGAAGGTAATACTGAGCATTATGATAACCTTCTAAATATGCACCACCATCTACAACAAGCAAAGAATGTATTGGTAAAAAATTTAGAGAAGAATACGGGCGGGTTAGAACATCACATTGATGGCAAACCAACTGGACCAGAAGGTTTTGTGGTCAACTATAGTGGTGAACCAACAAAATTAGTTAATAGATCAGAATTTGCCAAAGCAAATTTATTAAAAGTTAGAAAACCTTCAGTAGAAGATAAACCTAAAAAAACAAGTAAAAAAACAATTAAAGTAGATTACGAAAACGATCCACAATGAAGTCATTTAAAGAATTCTCCAAATCATTACATGGTGCCATTGCTTCACACCATTTAACTGGACATGCGTTACATGTTCGTAAAGAAGGCACTGGTCATTATGGTCTTTATTCTGGAGGAAAATCAGTTGCAACAATTTTTGCCGATAGTGAATCTGCCGCCATAAGAATTTTGAGAAAAAAAGGATATGATATAAAATGATTGGCCTTTCGTTTATTTTTGAGAAAATATCTTCAAAAAATAAAAAGTCTGTTGAACAGGTGATTCAGCAAGCTCGTAGTCAGGCCGATGCCAACAAAGAATCAACTCATCGTTCAAATGTAAATGAATTTTTACTGGCTCACCATTTAGCCAAAGCTGCAGGATTAAAAGACACTAGACCAGGTGAAACTGAAGAAGAAAAAGCATCTGCACAAGCCAGACACGATGCGTCAAAAGAAAAAATAAGTCCTGAAGAATATGAACACCAAAGTCAAAGAGCTAAACACATGGCTCAAGCCTCTATACTAGAATACAAAAAAAGAGGAGTTGATTTAACCAAAGCAAAAAGTGTTCATTTAAGTGCTGGTAAAGGTGCAATAAAAAGGATAACAGGACTCAACGTTGAAAGTAAAGATAATACTTCAGATGTTATGCTTAAAGTTCCACACAAAACACATGGAACAATATACCCTGGCATTTCTGCAAAATCCAATATGGAAAATACTGAAGGTAAAGGTGCGGAGAGAATTTCAAACCCAGGTTTAACACCAATAGCTAAATCTCTTGGTGAAAAATGGCACGAGGATGAATACCCTAAACTAGATGATTTTGCTGAAAGAAAGGGTATATCACATTTACCTTTAAGTAGCAAAAAAGAAAACACAGAAGGCAGAAAACAATGGCTTCGTAAACCTGGTAATGAACAACATTCGGATCATGCTAAAGAAGAAGGTAACAAAATATTAAATAGTGTAAGAGAATCTTATTTTAATAGATTGAATGAATTGTCTACAGAAGAAATTAGAAAACATTTAGCTGCTAATCATTTTAGAACAAATGAAAGTAAAGAAGAAGATAAAACTAACGAAAGAACGCCATATATAGTTGCTTCAGGTTATGGAACAAAAAAAGGAGAATACGGCGCACATGCACATGGAATGGAAACAGATTCTTCTGCTCATGTGGATGCACTTAGCCGAGCACATCATTTTACTCTTGAAAGAAGTGGTGAAAATGGTATTAGAGTTTATGCACATAAAGACGAAAATGATGCAACAGGAAATCATCTAATTACGATTGGATCAAAATTTAATTCACAACCAATGGCCAGTTCCATCAATTTCGTTGGCACCGAAGGTACTTTAAAACCTAAAAAAATTAAAAAACCACAATGAAATCATTTTTAGAATTAATAGAAGAAACCAAACAAGGTGAAAAACACCATGTGATGACTTTTGGTCGCATGAATCCTCCAACCACAGGTCACTTAAAGTTAATTCACAAAGTTAAAGAAGTTGCGGATAAAAACAATGCAAGTCATACTGTTGTAGCATCTCATTCACAAGATTCTAAAAAGAATCCATTGTCCGGTGAACAAAAAGTTAAACATTTAAAGAGATACTCACCAGGTACTAATTTTAAGTCATCTTCAAAAGAACATCCTTCTATCTTTCATCATGCAGCTGAAGCTCATCGAAATGGTGTAACTCACCTTCATGTTGTTGTTGGTTCCGACCGTGTTAAAGAATTTAAAGATTCATTAAACAAATATAATGGTGTAAAAGGTAAACACGGATACTATAATTTCAAAAAAATTACTGTTCATTCGGCTGGTCATCGTGATCCAGATGCTGAAGGTTCTGAAGGTATATCTGGTACCAAAATGCGTAGTCATGCAGCTTCAGGTAATTACAAAGAGTTTAAAAAAGGTGTTCCAGAACACGTTGCTGATAATCATGCAAAGGAACTCTATCATGATACTCGTAAGGGTATGGGAATTCACGAAAATGTCAATCGTGGTCTATTCAAAGCAATATTCGTAACTGGTGGACCTGGTTCTGGTAAAGATATTGTCATCCGTGAATCAATACCAGAGTCCCGTGCAGTAGAGTTAAATTCTAATCAAGCCTTTGATTATCTTGCAGATAAACAGAAATTATCTGAAAAAACTAATGACTTTCGTAGAGAAGCCATTCGTAATCGTAGTCCTTTAATTATTAATGGACCAGCAGATAGTATTGATAAAATCAACCATATCAAAGGAGAATTAGAAGATTTAGGTTACTCAACTATGATGGTATTTGTCAATACCACAAACGAAATAAGCCAAGAAAGAAACACCAAGTTATCTCGTATGATGGTTGAGTCCATTCGATATGACAAATGGTCGCAAGCTCAGAAAAACAAAGAGCTTTTTGCCGAAGCTTTTGATAATTTTATGCAGATAGATAATACAGGTTCACTTGAATCCATTGAGGAAGATATAACAAAAACTTACCTAAATATCAATGAATTCATAGAAAACAGGATGTATGGAGATATCTCCTTGTCTTGGTTAGAAAAACGTGGTAAGTTAAATATAGGTAATAACCTAGTGAAGGAAGAAAAAAATGTTCAAAGCACTAATAAATTTGTTAAGATTAAAACCAATCCAGAACTCCAAGCAGTCGGCCTCGACAGTATCCCAGCCGACAACCGAGGTAACGAGCCCCAAACAGATGATATCAAATACAACGCAGGTAAGCGAACAAAAACTTACACCTTCAAAACCTACAGCGAAGCCCAAGAACCAACGCTCACCGTCAACCCAGAGCCAAAAGAAACCAACTTCTCCAAAGACAAAGAGAAAGTAAAGAAGAAACGAATAGTAGATGCCCCAACCGTAAGTCAAAGACTACGGAACACCACAGGTGTGGGGCCAGAATTTGATACACGCCAGCAGGGAACAGTATATCCCATGTCCGGTCTAGGCGATGTAACATACAGAGAACAAAAAGAATTTAATAGTTTTAGAAAAACAATTAAAGAATATAAGGGTTTTCAAAATGACCCATCTATATCCGACATGGGTGTTGGTGGTGTTTTGAATGGTGCAACCAACTTTGAACCGATGCAATCATATAAAGATGCAGAACGAAATATTGGTACACAAATAAAAATTAAAAAAAAGAACAAACAGGAGAAATAAAATGTTCGTTAATAAGTTAAAGATGAATTCAGTTGCTGAAGCTGTAAAAGAAATTACAGATAAAGAAGATTCATGTAAAGATGAAGTAAAAAAACATGAAAAACGACTTCATGGCAAAGATGGTGAAGTTAGTAAGCATGTAGATAAGATGCACAAAGAAGAAAGTGAATTAGATGAAGCTGAAAAAGTACCTACTGCAACTGGTATGAGAGTTTACGGTTCTTCTTATGGTGATTCAGCTAAAGCACGCCGTGACCAAGTTAAGAAAGACATTGATACACTCAAGGGTCCTAAAGCAAAAGACATGATGCAAAAGGACAAAGAAGATCATATGAAAACCAAAGGTCGTTATGATGAAGCTGCCAAGCCAGACTTCTTAGATATGGACAAAGACGGTGACAAGAAAGAACCTATGAAGAAGGCAGTTGCTGATAAGAAAATGAAAGAAGATACTGAGTTTAAAGATAAACTAATTGAGGCTCTCAAAGGTAAACAACACAAGATTGACAAGAATAAAAATAACAAGATTGATGCTCAAGACTTTGCTATTCTCCGTGGTCAACAAAAAGAAGAAGTTGAAGAACTAGATGAAAAAAATGTGCCAACAAGTCCAGAGAAATGGGCTCGGGCTAAAGCTGCTGCTAAATCTAAATTTGCTGTATATCCTTCTGCATATGCCAATGGTTGGGCTTCAAAAAAATATAAAGCAATGGGTGGTGGTTGGAAGTCGGTAAGTGAAGAAGTAGAAAAGGAAGTTGAGCAAATTGAAGAAAAACAAATGACTGATGCTGAAATGGCTAAACGTGAGAAGATTGTTAAGTCTATGAAAAAAGGTTTTGCTGGATTCAGACAGCGTTATGGCAAAGATGCTAAATCTGTAATGTATGCTACAGCAACAAAACAGGCAATGAAAGAAGATACTGTTGAAGAAGAAATTGACCCAAATATTCGTACCAAAGATACATTAAAAGGTCAAGAACCAACATCACAAAAAGATGATGTTGGTCCTGGTTCTGATGCCAAATCCACAAAAGTAAAATTTCGTGGAGGTCCAATGAAAGAAGAAGTAAAAAAGTCTGACATTCCAGCTTTCTTGCGCAAGGCTCGTGGTGACAAACCATTGACAGTTGCTGACGCAAAAGCTGGAAGTAAAGATTCTATTTCTTCAAAAGAAAATTTAGCAAAAGCTCGTGGTGTTTCAGAAGGTAAAGGACCTGAGTCTGATACAGTTCCTTTTGTGACCAATGCTGACCAACCACCTTTTGATAAACCATACAAGAAAATTGGTAGCACAGTAACAGATAAGTCAGGTGCAAAACATACACCAATGTCCCGTGCCAGAGATTTGGCTCGTTCGGCTATGAAAAGAATTAAAACAGAGATGTTGGGTAAAGCTCCAGGAAATAACGGTTAAGGTGAAAACATGGACGCAAAAAAATTAAAACTAATTGTTAGAGGTGATAAGAAAACCACTTTTGGCACCGACCCAAATGAACCATGGTCTGTTCGTGCTGGTATTACCGAAAGTGAAAGAAGCGAATTGCACGCATACCTTAAATCTCGTGGCATTAATCCAGATTTTGTAAGTAAAGACACAAAAATATCTCATGCAAAATCTTCTGAGTTTCATAAATGGAGGCGTGACCACCAATTTGATGACCCAATTAACTATGTTTCAACTACTGTTGCAGACAAAATGAAAAGACAACGAGCACAAGTAGAAGAAGTTGAGCAGATTGATGAGTTGGCTCCTGAAACTTTAGCATCTTATGTTCTCAAAACAACCAGTAAAGATCCAAAACGTGCTGAACCCCGTAAAAAAGCAATGAGTAAGTTAGCTAAGATTATGGCTAAACGGTCATTCTCTG